GCTATGCTTCAACAGCGTAAGCCACCACAGGTGGTGCTACCTAAGAAGGGTAACAAGGCCAAGCGTAGTCGTAGCAATGACTTTCGTAAGGCATTAACTGAAGCAATGGAGAAATAAATTATGACTGATGAAATTAATTGGGAACAAAAGCGCAAAGAACGTAACCAAGCCAACCTTGATGCCTTCAATGCTCTGCAAGATGACCAACAGGCAGCAATCAGGCAAGCGTTCAAGGCTTTGGAAGCTGCACAGAATACTCTCTCAGAGTGTCAAGACCTGTGGCTATCTGACATCAAGGAACTTGATCGTGCTTTCTGGCAAATGCGTCATAACTTTCTGGCTGTATTTGATCCTCAGAATGTAGACCTATGAGTTATCTGAAGGCATATACTGTTACGCTTGACATTGATGGTGAGTACAGACTAGTCAGACTAGATGATACCTTTCCATCTGTATCAAGTTCAGTGTCAGCTATCAACACGGCCATGTTACTTGTGCAGGTAAAGCAACCTGCATCTGTAATAAGTCTGGTAGATTGCACAGAGTATACGCCTTCAGAATTTGAGGGCATAGAGTATGCCTACCCAGTACCAGAGGTGATGCAATGAAAGTAGAAGATGACTTTGCCCTTGACAATCTCAGACCAAAGAGATACCTAAAGGGTACTTACAATGGTATGTGTGGTGGTGTATTAGCTATTGAGTATGCCACAGACACATGGTTTTTAGAACAGGATGAACTGGAACATGACACAGATACGCAAGCGCATGGCACGTCTGATGCAGCCTATTGACAGGCAGATAATGATGTGTGATGATCGTGAAGAAACCATGATGCTTGCCTGTGCTATGTTACAATCCTGCATCACCATCCTTGATGCCAGCATAGGTACACAGGGACGCAAAGAAATAATAACTGACGCCAACAAAAAGGATTAAGTGATATGCCTAACAACATGATAATTAAAATGCCTAGTGGCATCAGACTGTCTATCACACAAGGTGTAGGCATGATGGGTTATAGAGATACAGGCACTATTGAGGTGGGTATTCTTGACAGTAAGGGCAACCTGATTGGTGATCCACGTGGCTATGTTGATGGGTCACAACTACATCAGATACTAGAGGGGATGCTATGATGTATACAATACAAAACTTATCTGATCAAGAAGTATACTGGTCTAACTTTCAAGGCTGGGTCGAGCATGATCAATGTGATTACTATACGGTTGAAGAACGTGACACCCTTGACTTACCTATCAATGGTGTATGGGTGATGGCATGTTAATGACTGCCCTGTCCTGCATTGCATTGAACGTATACTTTGAGGCACGTAGTGATAACATGTCTGGTCAGTATGCTGTGGCCCATGTTGTACTCAACAGGGTACAAGATAACCGCTGGCCTAATGATGTATGTAATGTTGTAACACAACGTAATGACAACAACGTCTGCCAATTTAGTTGGTACTGTGATGGTAAGAGTGACAAGCCTGACGATGAATATGCTTGGGCATATGCTCAGATGGTGGCGGCAGATGTACTACGGGGTGAAGTCCCTGACTTTACTGGTGGATCAACCCACTATCATGCGTACTATGTTAATCCCTATTGGGCTGACAAGATGCTATACCAAGGAGACTTTGGCTCTCATTATTTCTTCAGAGAAATTGATGGGCTGAACAGATAACACTTGCTATCGTTACTAGTATAGGTTATGATAGCTATACAACAGAGGCACAGTTGCCTTAACATTCCTGAAAGGAACACAATATGGCTTTAGATTTTATTCCAGAGAACCTTGACTTCGCTGTAGCGTTTGAGGACACAAAGATGCACGACAAAAAGTATGTGCTTAATGCAGACACTGGCAAGTACATGGGTATTGTTGGTCAAGGCTTTCAGTGTGCCAGCCACGGTGACTTCTTCCGAGGTGTATGGGACACAGTGACAGAGGAAATGTCACCTAATGAGTTAGCAGATGCAGACTTTACATGGCATACTGCTAGAGGTGGGGCATGGGCAATGCTTGATGTTACCCTACCCAACATGCGTAGCTCTGTAGTTACAGACAAGCATGAGACTAGCATTGGTAATCGTATTATCAGTCTGCATGGCATTGACGGGTCATGTTCAAACCAATCCTACTTTGGTGCTATTGATTATTTCTGTAAGAACGGCATGATCAGTGGTGACTATGACAAAATACGTAAGAAGAACACAGCCAACTTTACCCTTGAGGGTTTCATCTATGAGCTTGCCAGAGCCAGAGCTAACTTCTATGACAACGCTGCAAAGATGCAGGTATGGGCAAGAACATCAATCAAGTATGTAGATGTTAAGTCTTTGCTTGATGATATGATTTCATCTAAGCGTAAGGCAGAGAAAATGTTTGCCTTGTATAGCCATGAGGCCAGTGTACGTGGACATAACAAGTTCTCTTTGTACTCTGCCTTCACCAACTATGCCAGCTATGCTGATGAGCGTAATGGGTTCAGCCTAAAGAACACTGGCAATGACACACAGGCAGTCAGCATGTGGGGCCGTGAGCAAGAGGTGAGTAAGTGGGTCAGTGATCCCAAGTTCATCACACTGGAAGCTGCATAATGACTAACCTTCCCCGCTTTGTACAGCCACGTAAACAACTCAAGGGTGTAGTGTCTTATCGTTTCAACCCACCTCAGTCTCTTGTTGATGCTGGGGTGGTGAGCCGCAAGGAATGGGGCAGTGATCTTAAACAGGTTAAGGTACTCGCCAAAGAGTTGAATGACTTAGTGGACAAGTACCGTGAAGAACAGGCATTGATATTCAATGTGAAGCCAAGCAGTACTGTTGCAAATTTGTCACAGTATTACTTTGCCTCTAATGATTTCAATGCGTTACGTGATACAACTAAGGTACATTACAGGTACTTCATTGGCCTATTGGTGTCGGCTATAGGTCACATGAGGCATGGTGATGTTACCTCTAAGGTTGCAAAGCATTTGTACGAGGACTGGGTTAAGCAGGGCATTAGCTTTGCCAATCACGGTGCTACCTGTGCCAGCCGTGTGTTTAACTACGCCATTGAAATGGAACAGATCAACACTAATCCTTTCACCAACATTAAGCGTAAGGCTACACCACAACGTAAGGTAGTATGGGAACATGCTGATGTGACTAACTTTATGGACACCGCCTTCAGTAAGTACAAGTACCGTAACGTGGGCATGATCGTGGCTATGGCCTATCAGTGGTGTCAAAGACTAGGTGACATGCGTATGCTTACGTGGGATGCCCTTGACTTAGACAGGCAGCGCATGTACCTTGAGCAATCTAAGCGTAGGGCAGAGGTGTTCCTACCCATTGATGATCAGTTACATGTAATGCTCAAGGAACAGCATGAGGACTACGGCTTTCAGCCTTATGTTGCACCCCACCCTACACCTGTAGGTGGTACGTTCAAACCCTATGGCATGGAAAGACTATCTAAAGTAGGGCGTAGGGTAATGCGAGAGGCTGAGTTACCAGAAAGCCTACGCCTTATGGACTTACGTAGGACAGGGGTAACACAGATGGTTGAGGCAGGTGTACCATTGCCACAGTTGATGGCTGTTACTGGACACACACATGTTGCATCTGTGAAACCATACATAAAAAATACATTCGCCTCTGCCAATAAAGCCTTGACAGCTAGAAACGCTCATGTAGAATTGAGTGTAACGAAGAACATTGAAAGTGATTGGCTATGAAAAATAGAATAGTTATAAGTTTATATGACTTCACTGGTGAAGCATTGAAGCCTTGGGCAGAGGCAGGGTATGAGTGCTACGCATATGATATTCAGCACAAGCATGAGACAGTAGAGGTTGATAACACAAAACACTTTGCATCTGGTGGTGTTATATTCTATCTACATGCAGACCTGTATGACTTTAGTACTCACCAAGATTTATTCTTTCGTTTCAATGGTCACAAGGTAGTTTTCGGTATGGCCTTTCCAGTGTGTACCGACATGGCTGTGTCTGGTGCGGCTCACTTTGCTAAGAAGGCAGAGGCTAACCCATTGTTTCAAGAGCAAGCAGTTAAACATGCCATTGATTGCGCTGACCTGTTTGATGATCTTGGTTGCCCCTACTTTGTAGAGAACCCTGTGTCTGTACTGGCTACCAAATGGCGTAAGTCTGATTATAGGTTTCACCCTTATGAGTATGGTGGGTACATCCCTTATGGCGAAGCACAGCATCCACTCTGGCCTGAGTACATAGCCCCACAGGATGCCTACCCTAAGAAGACTTGCTTGTGGACAGGCAATGGCTTTGTGATGCCCACTAAAGTACCTGTTGAACCAAAGAAAGGCTACAGTAAACAGCACTTGAAGCTAGGTGGTAAGTCTGCTAGAACAAAGAACATCAGATCAGCTACCCCTAGAGGATTTGCACGTGCTGTTATGGAGGCTAACGTATGAACATAATAGAAATCATAAATGACTTACAGTTAAGTGTTGGTGACAGTAAACGTATGGCATGTCCAGTGTGTCATGCTAAGAATACATTTACTATTACTAATACTATGGGTAAGATTGTTTGGAATTGTTACAAGGCTAGTTGTACTGTAAGTGGTGGTACAAATGTAGCACTGTCTGTTGGTGATGTTCGTAAGGCATTAGGTTATATGACTGAGGAACTTGAACCTGCCCCATTTGTAAAGCCTGAGTACCTAGTCAATGATGGGCCTGAGTGTTGGGAATATCTCAAGCAGTATGGTATGTCACGTAAAGATGTTATTGTATTGTATGACGTAAAGGATCACCGTATAGTCTTTCCTGTGCTAGATGACAGAGGTTGCATAGTTGATGGATCAGGTAGATCACTGGGAAAAAGAATACCCAAGTGGAAAAGATATGGTAATAGTGACTTGCCATACCATCATGGTTATGGTAATGTCGCTGTAGTGGTGGAGGACAGCGTGAGTGCCGCAGTTGTAGGTGCGACAGTGAATAACAATCTCAAGCTGGATGCCAAGGATGATGATGTATATGTCGGGGTGGCTGTGTTGGGTACATCATTATCAGAGGGACACAAGAGGTACTTGTCGCAGTTCCCCACCATAATAGTAGCACTTGACCCCGATGCCTTACCCAAGTCACTAAAGTTTGCTAAAGAATTACGCACGTACTGTCCTGATGTACGTGTTTTAAAGTTGACAGACGATTTGAAATACAGTAACCCTGACGATATAAGTAATCTGATAAACCTAACACAAGGATAAACCCCACATGGAACTAGCACTAATACGTAGCTTAATGAGTAAAGAATTTTATGACAGTCACCGTGGCTCACGCTGCCCTGAGAGACTGTTCAGCCCTGATGTACGTAAGATAAAGAAGGCAATCGACAGTGCCATGCAACGGTATGAACGTACCGTTACACCTGATGAGATTGAGGCGTTGTTCATGTCGAACAATGCTACCCTGACTACAGCACAGAAGACTGCCTACAGTGCGTTGTTTGCCACCGTAAAGAACGAGCAGCCTATGGGTGAGGACATTGCACAAGAGGTGTTGTCTAAGCTGTTTCAACAGGTGATTGG